TTTAGCCGGCATGAATTTGTCGAAGCTGGATGACAATGAAAAGCGGGAGCTGTACGAGCTGTTGCGTTTGAAGGACATCAGAGCCAAACGAAACAAACTAACGGCCTACGGGCCGTATGCAAAGCAAATGGAATTCCATGACGCCGGCATACAATTTCGTGAGCGCCTGTTTATGGCAGGCAATCAGCTTGGCAAGACATGGGCCGGTGCGTTTGAGGTCGCGATGCACGCAACCGGCATCTACCCGAAGTGGTGGACTGGTAAAAAATTCCCCTACGCTACCCGGGGAATGGTCGGGTCCGAATCGGCTGAACTGACTCGCAAGGGTGTGCAGCGTTTGCTGCTCGGCCCACCAGAGATCAGGGAAGAGTGGGGCACCGGCGCGATACCTTATGCGAATCTGCGCGACACCAGCATGAAGCACGGCGTAGCCGATGCGGTGTCAAGCATAGTTGTGCGCCACGTCTGTGGCGAGGACAGCGTGATTCAGTTCAACAGCTACGATCAGGGCCGCACAAAGTGGCAGGCCGACACGGTCGATTATGTATGGTTTGATGAGGAACCACCGCTGTCGATCTACTCCGAAGGCTTGACACGTACTAACGCAACAGGCGGTCTGGTGTTCGTGACGTTTACGCCATTGCTCGGCATGTCCGAGGTGGTGAAGCGGTTCCTGCTGGACAAGCCAGAGAATTCGACCGTCACGACGATGACGATCAACGATGCAGAGCATTACACCCAAGAGCAGCGCGACTCGATTATCGCCAGCTACCCAGAGCATGAGCGCGAAGCCCGGGCAAAGGGTATACCGATTTTGGGCAGTGGGCGTGTGTTCCCAATCGCCGAAGATGCGATTAAGGTCACCGCGTTTGCGATCCCGCCGCACTGGCCGCGCATCATTGGTCTGGACTTTGGTATCGACCACCCGACCGCAGTGGTCTGGATGGCGTGGGACCGCGACAGCGATACGCTGTACGTGACCGATTGCTATCGAGTCAAGGATCAATCGATCGTGATACACGCTGCCGGCATCAAGGCGCGTGGTGACTGGGTGCCAGTCGCATGGCCGCATGATGGCTTGCAACGTGACAAGGGCAGCGGCGAACAACTAGCCTCGCAGTACAAGGCGCAGGGGCTGGCCATGCTGAAGAACCGAGCCACGTTCGAGGATGGTAGCAACGGTGTTGAAGCCGGTGTGGCCGAGATGCTGTCGCGGATGCAGACGCATCGCCTGCGCGTGTTTGCGCATTTGGAAGAATGGTTTGAAGAATTCCGCCTGTATCACCGCAAGGATGGCATGATCGTCAAGATGACGGATGACTTGCTGTCTGCAACCCGGTACGCGATGATGATGCGCCGATTCGCCAAAACGCAATCCGAGGCAGAAGCAAGAAACAAAATGGCTAGGGGCAATGCGCCCGTTCTAGCATTCGGCGTACTTGATGATGAGATGGGGTATTGAGATGGCCGGTATAAACCCGTATAGCTTGAATCCGAATGAGATGGCGAATCAGATGAACAACAATCTGACATCGACGCAAAGCGTGATGCCGCCTAGTAACAACCCGCTTCCTACGCAATTGACTTCGTCGTATTCGACTTTGCAAAGTCAGCAAGCTATTCAAAATCAACAAGTTCATAGCAACGGAGCTGGCCAAGGAAACGGTAATACGCCGGGCCTTATTGCCAATCAGATGCGTTCACGTGTAGGAACAGCATCGCCTGCCGTGCAAACGGCCATGACGCAAAAAGAATCTGGTTTACAACTTCAACCTCAAAGAGGTCTTCAGCCCGGCCAAGCTTCGGCGAATGCTTCACCAAAAATGACGGTCTACTGATCAAGGATTCATAATGGAATTAGAACCCCAGCAAATCGACGTAGAAATCGAAATCGAAGACCCTGAAATTGCGCATGAACGCAAAGAAGAAAAGCTACAAGCTTTTGGCCGCAGCTTGGCCAAGCAGCGTGATGAATGGGTTCGAGATCGGTATAGCTACGGCGTAGATAAACGCTGGTTGGAAGATGACGATCAATACAACGGCAAGGACAACATCAACAGGGCCGCAAGCCAGATGATGACTTCCGTTGAACAGGGCTACCCTGTTACGACACAAGGCGCAAAGCCGCATCGCTCAACCGTCTTCATTGGCATGACGCGTCAAAAGACCAACGCCGCAGAGGCGCGAGTTGCTGACATTCTGTTGCCAACGGACGATAGAAACTGGGGCATTACGCCAACGCCTAACCCTTACATGATGAACATGTTAAAGGACGAGCGGCCAGCGACAAACGCCGGACCCGTGGGCCAGCAAATGGGTCAGCAGCAAGGCTTGCCGATGGAGCAGCAAGGCATGCCTCAACCGCAGCCTACAATGGCACCCCCGCAACCAACCATGGTCCCGCCAAACATTCCGGCACCGCCACAGCCGGGTATGCCGCCACAAGGTATGCCGCCACAAGGTATGCCGCCACAAGGTATGGCACCCACAGAACCGGGTATGCCACAAGCTGGTCTTGCAGAAGGGCTTGGCGCTATGGCTATGGGTCCCCAAGGCCCACAGCCGATCACCGATCAAAGCGGCCAACCGTTGCGCATGAAAGACATTGCACGCGAAGTTATGACCTTGGCCAACAAGAAGGCCGAAGCAATGCAGCGCGAGATCGACGATCAGCTAACCGAGTGTGACTACAACAGCGAACTGCGCAAAGTGATCCACGATGCGGCGGTGTTGGGCACCGGCGTAATCCGTGGCCCGATCGTTACTAATCGCACGCGCAAGGCGTGGCAACCATACACCGATGCCCAAGGGCAGCAAGTTCACCAGATCGACATCGTTGAAGAGCTGGCACCTGCTTCGTTCCGTGTTGATCCGCGTAACGTGTGGCCTGACCCAGCATGCGGTGAGAATATTCACCGGGGCAAAGGCGTTTACGAACGTGAGCAAATTACCGCAAAGCGGATTCGTGAACTAGCTAAACAGCCGGGGTTCATGAAATCGCAATTGCGTAAAGTGTTAGAAGAAGGACCAAAGCAGTCGCACACCATGGCGGAGATACGTGACGAAGACCAGCGCGATGTAGCCCGGGATTTGTTTGAGATGTGGACGTACTGGGGTGAGGTTGAGCATGATGACCTTGAAGCTGCAGGCGTTGAGCCGGGTGAGAAAGACGAATTAAGATCGATTAGCGCATGCGTGATCATGATCAACAGCACCGTCGTTAAAGCGTTTTTAAACCCACTAGAAAACGGCGATATTCCATACGACTTCTACGTCTGGGAAAAAGTTTCTAGCAGCGTCTGGGGTTACGGTATCCCTTACCTAATGCGTTCACAGCAGAAGGTACTGAACGCTGCATGGCGTCAAATGATGGACAACGCAGGCGTCTCCAGCGGTCCGCAAATCGTTATGAAGCCAAGCGTAATTCAACCAGCCGACAAACAGTGGCAACTTAGCAGTCGTAAAATTTGGTACGCAACCGATGACGTTGATGACGTTAGCAAATCTTTTGCTACGTTTGAATTTAACAGCCATCAAGCAGAACTAGCCGGCATCATCAAGATGGCCACCGAGTTAGTGGATCAAGAGACCGGCGTACCGACAATCCTACAAGGGGAGAAAGGCGCAGCGCCTGATACCGTTGGAGGTATGCAGATGCTGATGAACTCAGCCAACGTGGTGCTTCGTCGTTTAGTTAAGCAGTTTGATGACATGATCACCCGTCCGCATATTCGCCGTTACTACGACTACAACATGATGTACAACGAAGACGAAGAAATCAAAGGTGATTTTTCGATCGACGCACGTGGATCATCGGCGCTACTGATACGTGACATTCAGAATCAAGCATTCCTGAATTTACTTGCCGCCGGTGCCAACCCTATTTATGGCATGTATCTCGATACCGAGAAGCTATTCCGTAAAGCATTGCAAGCGCAACACATTGATCCAGCCGAGGTATTCAAATCCGAAGAAGAGATCGAGCAAATCAAAGAGCAACAAAAGGCCGCAATGAATCAACCGCCGCCACCTGATCCACGCATTGAGGCTGCAAACATTCGTGCGCAAACAGACATGGAGCGCGCCAAGATGCAGAACGCAGGCGACATGGCTGAGATTCAAGCACGTCAAGCTAAGATGCAGCAGGAGGCTGAGATTAGAACTGCCGAGTTGCAACTTGAGCGTGAGATTGAAATGCTGAAGTTATCAAACTCGCAGAACCTGTCACTTGAAAAGATCAAAGCTCAGTTGGCCGACACAGCGATCAAAGAGCGTGGCCGCAAAGAATTGTTCGCAGCAGAACAAGATTTGAAATTACGAACCGGATCGGGGATATAAATCATGGCTAACGTTGTTTTAAAACGTGAACAAGATGCATATCAAGATTTAATGGATAGATATAGACGTGAGGCGCAAAGCTATAAAAAAGCTGGCTCAAACTATATTGATCAGGTAACTAAATATAACGATAGTTTTATAAAAGGCTCTGATGAACAAGTCGGATATTTTGATACCTATTATCAAGATTTCGAACCTAATAAATACGTAGGAAAAGGCGCTGCAAAAGGTCAAGTATATGACGCCAATGACATACTTAAAAATTACTACCCCGTAGAAACTATTCGCGGAATTATGCTTGTAAAGCAGGATTCTCCAGCAGTAGCCGGCAAACCACCAAAACCGTTTTCTGAAGTAGCGCCAACAGCTCCAAAACAACTTTCAGCAACTGTGGCACAAGTAGCTAGATTTAATCAACCTAACTTGACTGACATAGAACGAAACAATGAAGGTTTAATTAACAGTGCATTTAATTATTAAAGGAAATAATCATGGCAACCATCATACCTACCACTGATCGCGACACAGCATCGGGTGGCGTTCTTGTTACTTGGAATCCAATGGCAACGGGCGACTCTGGCGCAGCTTTTAGCTTACATGCTTTAGCCGACATAACACTTCAAGTTACAGGTACATTCGGCGGATCGACTGTTACGTTTCAAGGATCAAATGACGGTACGAACTGGCATCCGCTAACACAGCGCGGCGGCACAACCAGCATGGCCTATACCGCTGCGGCGAATCATATTTGCCAAGAGATG